ATACTTGCCACGCTCTTTCATGGAGCGACTGGTAAAGATACCAAACACATTGTCTGCTGTGTTGATTTTGCTGATACCACCTGAAATATGGCTGTGATCAAATTCCATTTCTTCCACTGCTGATCTATTCAACTGACTGGCTGTTACCAACAAAATGCCCAGTTCCTTGGCCAGGTTACGCAGCTCTTCCGATACATACTTGTCTTTCACAAACAAGTCGTTGGGGCTGACCTTGGCACTAACAGGCATCACCAAGTCAAGATAATCCACCATCACAAAGTCCACCCGGATACCTGTTTGGATCTGTACTTCTTTCAGGTAAGCTCGGATATCATTCACATTGCTCTGTGCTGGCAAGCCCTTCACACGATACTGTCCAGATTTCTTGGCCACCATCTTGACCTTGAGCTCTGTTGAGTCAATGTCACGGCGTATGTCCTTGGTGCTCATGTTGGTGAGCATGGCATCTGTTCTCAAACTTGTGAGTTCCTCGCTGAGTTCCAGTGTGATGTACACTCCACTCATGCCCTGCTGCAACCAGTTCAAGGCAATGTTCATCATTACAAGACTCTTGCCCGAGCCCGAACCGCCTGCAAAGATGTTCAGCTCACCACGACTGAATCCACCATACAGCAGCCGATCCATTTGTGGCCAACCTGTTGACACTTGTCCACCCGAATTGAAATACTTGTTGATCCTGGCTGCCGGATCAGCAAAGTAATCTGTGCCCATGTCCTTGGTCAACGAAATCTGCACAGCATCCTTGATCAGTTTCTCCACAGGATCATAGTCACCTTTCTCCAACAGGTCTGCTGCCTTCAATATAGCCCGTTCCAGTTCTTGTCTGCGTGTGAACGATTCAAACTCTGTCATGAACCATTCAAAGTGACCTTCGTTGAGTTCTGGTACAGCATTCAACTTGATACCTGTGGCTGCTGCTATCTGTGCGCGGTCCGGCAAGGTCTTGTATCGATCGCCATGTTCTTTGATAAATGCAGCCACTGGCCGCAGGCTTCGATCAAAGTTCTCTGGATTGTAGATGTTCTGCACACGCACATAGCCTTGTGCGTCCTCCAGCATCATTTCTAGGAATAGTTTCTGAACGTCAGTGCTATAGTCTTTTAACAAGTTGTTTCTTTCGTAATTCAATTTTGATTCGGCTGGTTTCTCTAGCTTGCATGATAGTTATCAGTGCGCCTAGTCTACCATATTTCTTCACAGCATCGTTGACATCTTTGCAATCTTCCCAGGCAGGCATGCTCACAGCCCAGCCCAGTTCCACAGCACGATCCACCAGTTCCATACCTGCCAAGTCCTGATCGGGCACCACTGTTATTTCTCTACCAAGGTTGCGAATCAGTCGGGCCTGAGCATCACTTATGGTGCTGTGCATTAGTGCAACACCGCCAATGCTGAGTGCATCAAATATGCCTTCTGTCACGATCACCTGAGTCCAGTCTGATCGCTGTAGATCTGTGCCAAACACATAGCCTGGCTGCATGTCATTGATGTAGCGCGGATTACGATCATCTAGGAATCTAACAGTGTGTCCCACAATGCTGTTGTGATGTGTGAATGGTATGATCACTTGATCACGACTGGGCCATGCACGTTCTGTATTTGTCTGTGTCATCACGGGATAATCATCTGGCACACATCTTGATCGCACATAGTCTCGATGTAGTCCTGTGTTGCCAACCAGTTCGGCAAATGGCGGCAGGTCTCGTTCTTCAAACTTGATATCTGCCAGAATATCCACGGTGTGTTGTCTATCATCCAGAATGCCGTATATGCTCTTGTGTCGCAGGCTTTCAAGGTTGGCCAATTCTATTTCACGATCAGGCACACCCAGCCAGCTCAAGAGCCTGCGGGCCTTATAACTTAATGTACGGCCAAGGATAAAGCTAGCGGTGTAGTTGCAGTTGAAGCAGTGATAACTCCAACCTTGTTCAGATGTTTTGATTCCGCCGCGACTTCTGCGATCTGGGCGGTTGCCGTTGTGTTCACAACACACAGCATTAAAGCTGATCCACCCCGATGCACTAGATTTTTTCTTGGCAGGTAGATAATTCGCAATTCTCAGCATCTGCTTAGTGTAACAGAAATCTGCCACACTTGCAACAATTATCGGTATTGTACGTTCTGAATCAGGCCGTTAGAGAAGATTACAGTGGCTGCTGTTCCACCATTGGCAAATTGCATGGGCAAATAGCCCGCACCACCATTGGTCACGGTGACACTGCTGACTGTGCCGGTTGCACCCACATTGGCCACGGCTGTGGCGCCGGCTCCGTCACCGAGAATTTGAACATAGGGTGCAGCCACATAGTACTGACCAAGATTGGTCAGGCTGATTCCGGTTACCACACCATTGGTCACTTGTACATTGCCGGTGGCGCCGTAGCCAACCGAGTTGTTTAGAGCCAGGCGCAGCAAGGGATGAAACCCCACAATGTTGAAATAATCGCTCACAGTTTGGTCCAGATATTGTCGACTTTCGCTCACGTCGGTCCATACAGCTAGATAGTTTTCGGCGGCCTGCACCTTGACGGTGCCGGTGTAGTGAACTAGATCAAACTTGACTGTGGTAAAACTTGCACCAGTGGTATCAATGTAGCTGGAATAGAATTCAGTCATCTGAATAGAATTGATTGGCTGAGGATTCAGTGCCCAGTCCGGATATCCTGTGGGTGCAGTGCCCACATACTGATTCTTGCCATAAAGGTCGGGCACTGTGACTGGTTGACTGGGCTGGAATTGGGGCAGCACTGAGTCCACAATGTTGCAGTCTGCTCGTGCCTGGCTGTTGGCATCCACATAGGCTGCCTGCACATAGTTGCCGGCTGTGCGTTGGATACTGTAGCTGGCTGGTTGTGCTTGGATATTGATGGTATCTGCGCTGTTGAGCACCACCTTGACACGGCCCAGAGCTGAACTCAGGATCTCCATGCTCTTGGTCAGCAGCAGCTCATCTCCTGCTTGATTCACAACTCGAAAAACAAAGTCCGAGCCTGCAATATTCACAGGCTTTTGATCCTGATTGATAAATTCAAAGAGCAGCACATTGTCTACTCCTTTGTTGATTGTTAGTTGTTTTGCATACACAGGATCGTACCTCTTGGTGAAATATCCACCGCTGGTGTCTACTAGTAACACGCGGACAATTTGTTGATAAAGATAAACGGTGGTGGAATACATGTTCTATTATTTATCCAGAATTCGTGGACCATAAATACCTCCGATGGGCAATAACATATTTGAAAAACTAACGGAGAAATATCCGTTTATAACACTGTGCTTGTATGCCAATGCCGAGTATGTGGGCGTGGTGCAGAATCGCGACGACATGGTGACCACCATCTACGACTTTGGCAGCATACAGGCCCAGGGGGACAAACTACAGTTTCTGGACCTTGCGTCAACCTGGTGGTGGGAAAGCAACAGATCTATACCTATCAACATATTCCTGCGTGGTGAATGGGATCAATTTCGTCCCACTTTGAGAACTTTTGTCAATAAAGACCTTGAAATCCTGCACGGTCCTGCCTGCTGCTTGATGGACATTGCCCGCAAGAAGTCAAAGAGAAAATCAATTACTCTTGTGAGACGCCTAGACTAACAGATTCATGTGCAAGGCTACCAGAGCTGCATAGCCCACAGCATGTGCTTTCTTGAATGTGTATCCCCGGCTGGTATCACCATCCCAGACTGAATCAAACACTGTGGGCCAAGGCTGATTCTGCAGGTGTGCCTTGCCCGGACGTATGATTGATATAAATGCAGCCATTCTGGGTATGCTGTCAGGTCTCATGGTGGCCAGCAGATGTCCATAATTGCCCACGTGAACCAATTGACAAGCCCATTTAGGATCTTGCCATAGTCTAGTCCAGGGGGGTGTGGCTGCAAGCACAGCGTCATAGTGTTCGGGACTCTGAATCAACTGATACACACTCATGTTTAGAAAGTCCAGTTTGAAGTAGCCGCGAGATTCTGCTGTTTCATAGTCTATGGCCGCACAGTTATTCACAGGATCTTGCGGAATGTCTGTGACATACACTCCCGAGTTGTGACGTCTGGCACGACCATCTGTGATCTGCCGTGCAGGTGTGTGCTGAATCAGTTTTAGTATATCATCTCGATTAGAGAAGTCAATGTCGATATCTGCGCTCATACTGTACACAATGTCACAACGGTTTTCAATTGCTGTTCAGCTAGACGCACAGCATCAAGTGCATCTGCCACGGCCGGATGCTTTTGTGCCAGATCCTGAGCTGCTCTCTCTTGTGCCATCTTTTTTATTGCCCAGGCAAGTGCTTCGTCGGCTATGGCGGTAAGACCCACGCTGGAGCTACCGCCCAAGGCGAGCCAGGCATTGCCATCATACACCTGTGTTTGGTTGTTGTGATATCGTACTAGGCCTGCACTGGTAGCACCGGGGCTGATGTATGGTCCACCGGGACTTGATACTGTGATGTATGGACTTGTGCCGTAAATGTTTGTGATCATGTTACCATCCTGCTTGTTTCAAAATATTTTTGGCATAGATCTGATCCTGTGGTCTATCCTGGAATCGTTTTTGCCATGCATCGCTGTCAATATAAGGCCATATCATACTGATCTGTGTGGCATCTAGTTCGCTCAGAAACTTCTGCCCGGATTCTGAATTGTAAATCACCCAGGGACTTATTCTACCTGCAGTCACAGCATAGCACAGGACATTGGCATTGCCATATCGCATGCAATCATGTGCCGGGCTGGCATTTTTTTCTGACCAGTCCATGCCAAACTCTATGGCTCGGGTCAGTGCATCATCCACTGCTTCCACTTTTAGATGATCCACTAGGTACTCAGTGTACACCTTGTCGCTGCACCAGTGATCAATCTTGCGATTGTTCTTCAACAGCCAGGCCATGAATCTTTCCGGATTGATCACGCGAGTGTTCACACAGTAGTGTCC